ATGTCTAAGCGTTCTTCGTATTCACGTTCGGTTATCTGTGACCAGAACATTGTTAACTCCATCTTGGCAGTTATTAGGCAAGTCGTATTTACACATGTAAATTAGACGCATCTCCCTGTTGATTAATGATGCAAGCATCATAGCGTAATTCTACGCCAAAGTCAAGTTAGGCTACCGATAATTAGCGATATGTGTCGATATGCTGCCGAACACTGCGCGCGACCTTCGGCGCGTGGGATAACTACACCACCTCATGTGCTTGGAGTCTAGCAGGAACACGTATTCAGGGTTGTAATTGGGTGCAGTTGCAGGATGTTACGGGTATTCGGGTGGTGGGAATAGGTGTCGCGGCGTGTGTGATTGCGCTTACGTGTGTAAATAGGGGGAGGGCGGATGCTGTAGCGCTCGCTAACGCTCGCGGTCGGTATATAGGAGTAGTGGGGCTTGGCTAGCCCTTGCGCTGCACTGATACCGCCAGCTACTATATGTAGTGGTCACGTATCGAAGTGTGACATGACGTGGAATTTAGACACAAAAAAATCCGCCGTCCCTTGCGGAACGACGGATCATGTGACTAGTGTCGAAAAGTCTGGCGTTTTCTTGGCAGTTAACGTCGGGCAAGTCGTGAGTAGGGGGCGACGCTATCGTTATGGTAGCGTCGCCCTACGCTACATTAGCCTACCGCATGTAGCCGCTGGTTAATTGGATTGTGCGGGTCAATCTTATATAGGCATTCATGCACGAACGTCTGAATATTGCGGAGGTGGGTAGCTACCTCTTCAATCCACGTTGTTTCGTATTCCGCTTCCTTATCGGCGCATATCTGTAGACTGAGGCTCTTTAGCTGACCCTCTAGGTCAAGCTTCACTGCCTCGGTTGATTGTTCGCCACCCTTGCTATTCGACTGCGAACCATTGGAGCGTGTGCGAGGGACGATACCGTGACGCGAATTGTGGGACTTGACCACTTGCGCAATGCTAGCGTTCAAGCTGATTTCACTATTCTCGCTATCCTCTGCGCGCCATAGCTTACCGTCTAGCGGTATGTAGCTGCCAGTCTTTATAGCCTTGTCGAGTTGACCGATAGCCTGATGGTCCGCTGGCAGTAGCATTGCAGCAGGGAATGAGAACAGTGAGGCGGTAACGTCAAACGATACTTGACCTCCGCCAGCCATAAGCAATGCGTTTGTGAGCGTGATAGCGTCAATCAACATGCGGTATTGTTTGGCGTAGTTCTGCTTTGCACGCTTGGCGGTATCCTTGTCCTTGGTGTTCTTGTCGATAACCGGGGGCGCAGTGATAAAGCGGCCAATGAGTAGCTTACGATATACCTTGGCGTTGTCAGACAGCTTGCTAGCCGTAAGGTCAGAGAACGCTGGCATAGTGACGACATATGTCACGCCATCCTTATCGGCTGGTAGTGTCGGCGGCGTTTCGCGGTCCAACTCAAATTGAGCGTTGATACACGCGGCTAGCATCTGTTGTGCTTTGCCCTTTACACCGTCCGCCTTGTCAGCATCTTTCAATGCTTTGTTGACGAGTGCAGATATTTGATCGGGCATAATAGGCGCCGAGAGAGTGGTCGAGTTCTGTAGTGTGGTAGTGAGAGACATTGTGTGAACTTTCATGTTTGGCGTTATTGGCAGTTAGCAGACAAGTCGTGTGGCAGTTTTGCCGTAGTCGGTGTCCTAGCGAGGCTAGGCTACGTTACCAATGCAATCGAGCTATGGTAACATAGTCTAGTCTAGCGTTGCTATCGGTCCAAGCGAGCAAGGGTATTTAGTGCAGCGTGAAAGTCTGCTCGGCGTATGACGCAATTCATATCTGCCAAACGTGCGAGCAATGCCTTGTAGAGTGCGGCTTGGGCGTTAGTGTATTCGGTCATAGTCTAGATATCCTCATTCTCTGTTACGTGAACTAGTGTCCACTCGCCTTGTGTGGTGGGGTTGTCATCCCATAGTGCGCACCATGCACGATAGACCATTTCGTCTAGTGTGCGATCAGCGCAGTATGTTCGCTCATATGATACGTATTCCTCACCGTTCTCATGAATGAATGTGCAGGTAACGGCGAGTAGTGGTGTGGATATTGCGATAGTCATCTGTGTATCTCTATCTGTTACGGTAATTAGGAGCGTGACTTCGCTAGCGTCTCTAGAGCGATAGCACGCCGCATAGCGAACTTGCGGGCACTGACATTGCGTGCATGGGCCGCGATACGTCGCGATGACATAGCGGCGGTAACAAGCGCAGCGGTGTTGGCATCGGCGTATATAGCGATTTCAGCCGGCGTGAATATAGCGGTAGGGAGACAAGCGGTCATAGCGGTATTTCCATCTGTTACGGTAATTAGGAATATAGCGTGATGGTGTTCCATTGTCAAGCGGTAAATAGGGATAAATAGCGATAACTAGGGGTAGTGGATTTATGCGTGTAAGTGTGATTGTGTATACTAGTGGTGGGGCGGAGTTCGTTACTCGCGGTGTCGGCGACTCACTACTGACCAGCCTCGCGCACTACCTGTTATGCGGTGCGTCCCGTCACCCATCGTTGCAGGATGCGAACGAAATTTGGCCGGCTGCCGCAACGACGCTGCTGTGTATATACGACGGCCTGGTGCCCCCCACTCCCCCGGCCAATTCCAAAAAGGGGTAGAAAGGAAGTCGCCCCGTAGCGTGCGGACATCAAACATGCTGGGGATCGACGAAATACGTATGTGTATACGCTTCCACGTTATCCACACGTCACGTAGACTTATCCACAACACTGATAGAGTATTTCGCGTAATGAAATGTAAGATAGTGAATGATTTCAGTAGTATAGACGCCGAAACTCGAAATAAGCACCAGAAAGCGGTGGATAACTTCTGTCGATCGCGGAAACATGCTCGACACGCAACTGGCGTTAATCTACCGTTAACACGCATCATTAGTAGAGTTTCCCGTCTGTTTCTTCGCTAGCTACAACTCATTGCAGGTGTTGTAGACGACGGCACGGCGCCGAGTAGTAACGGGACGACACACTTCGACATATACGAGTCGTAGCTACGACTTGCATTCGGTCCGCATTACGCGGATGATGGTGAGGGCCGTCGCCTGCACCCTCATTACTTACAGAGGGCCGGACGCAGATCGCAGCACAGTCGCGATGGGCCGTCAATCGACATCTGACACATTTACTAAATTTAGCGTGGGCACAGTATGTAGTAGCGATACATACACAATGCTACCATATCTGGTATTCGTTCTGTTATGGGAGCAGGACACCGCGAAGATCGTTGCCAGACTCAGAAGTATTATAGCAGGTTGTATTCCGACACCGATCCTCTTAGGCTCACGTGTAATTCACTGCATATAGTAGTTAACTACACGAGGTATTAACGGTCATGGCAACCTACGGTATCTCCGGCACTGGCACGGTTCCGTTTACGGGTTGGTCGCCTACCCTCGGTGTAGGTGCCGCTAATCAGGGTTCCACTAGCGGTAATGTTCAGTTCAATGGGTTGACGCAATCCGACGATCAGCTAGCGAGCTACTTCAATCGCCAGCCTAATCGCGATATCCGTCAACTTCTGTTGTCGGTAATGGGCTTTCTCACAGGTCAAACTGCGACGGCGCCATATACGCGGATCAAGGCGCAGGTAGCGATGAATGACCCAAGTGCGCTGGGTGGATTGGTGCCGATCGAAGCCACTAATTATATCAACAGAGTGACGACGGCGTTCGACGTTAGCGCATTGCAGGCTCTACTCAATCGAACCAATGGCCCGGCTACCTATCCCATTGATTTGTCAATGAATGGTGGCAGTGCAGGTATCGGAGGTCCCGCTAGCAAAGTTCTCTGGTAGCTCCTCTATATATAATAGCAAGGAGCACATGAGATGGCTCGCGGAACGTTTGACGGCGAAATTCGGCAGGCTATGACTCCCGACGGTGGAGATGCAGGTCCTCCACAGCCGAAAGGGAAGTCGGCTCAATCGCAACCTAAGTCGGTGCCACCTGCCACTTCTTCTAAAACACCACAGTTGATACGACCGGCTGCGGGACAGATGCGTATTCCTAATCCCGCCAGTGATCCCGTATCCCATGCGGCGGCGATTGCTCACGCTATTCTACAGCATGGTAGAATGTAATTAGCGGAGTTTATGTATGGCAAGGTTTCCTGTAACTATTCAGGGTGTCGCTACGACTGGTAGCGGTAATCATCCTGACCAAGGACTACCCGGAATTGATGGTCCCGTTGACCCTGATTATGGTATTGATGTCGGACACCGACCCGATCATAGTTTGCCGGGTGATCCGCCGCATGTAGATAATACGCTCCCTGGTTTGCCTGTTGGTCCAAATCAAGACCTTCCACTACCGCCTAATTATCCTGATAATAGTTTGCCGCCGATCGTCGGTCATCCTGACAATTCATTGCCGCTTATTCCAATGCATCCTATTTATCCAGTGCCACCGGGCGTAGAAACGCCACCGCTTGGTGCAGTTTGGCCGCCGTTGCCTTATGCTAGTCAAGGCACAGGTGCTAGTGTTACTGCAATCATGAAATGCACAATGGGTATATGGGGCGAGCGCTATGTCGTCGTTGATCCTTCGCTAGTATGGCCGTCGCCTCCTGCAACGCCTAAGTAGTTTAGCGTAACATCGGGCATCGAAAGGTGCCCGATTAGCTATTTGAGGTAGCATTATGGCACGTATGCCGACGCCACCGATACCACCACCGGGCGGTGATCCAGATGCGTCACCTGATGCAATGTCACCGACCGTTATGCTGCAAAAGAGATTGCAGTCGATGGGTCTACCGCTCACTGCCGAGAATATGAGTAGGCTACTTGCGTCTAATGCTAATTTCAATAGCGGTGGCGCTGGTGATGGACCAGTTCCCGGTTTGCGTAGTGATATTCCAGCTACCGAGGCTGAGGATCAGGCAGCAATGCGAGCGCGTGGTAATGGATCACCGCGTAGTAGTGCGCCGCCGCCATATGTTAATCCGCCAGCCGTTAATCTCGGTGCGGCTCCGATGACTAATGAAGCGGATTTCCAGATGCCGACAACGCCACCGATACCTAATGTCGGTAATCTTCCGTTTCAGGCAGTGCCGCCGCCAACTACGTTACCGTTACCGCAAATACCGCCTCCCATACTTCCCGGTGGTGGTGGTGGTCGTGGCGTTGTTCCTGCGCCTAATGTTCCGCCAGCGCCACCGCCTCCCGCAGCGATGCAAGCTCCCGTTCCTCCACCAATACCTAATCCATTGGAGACTGCGCTAAATAGAGCAGTGCCACCAGCACCACCAGCATTACCGGCGCCTACACCTCCATTAGCATTACCTGCGCCTAATGCTCCAACGATGCCCCGTATCGCAGCACCGCCACCTGTGCCGCAAGTCGGTGGACCGCCACCTAGATTAGCGTTACCGGCTCCTGAGAATACCGGCGCCCCACGTTTGCCTGCTCCTGAACCATCATTAGGCGAACGTATATTGCGCGGGTTGAAGGAAACTGGCGGTGTTCGTGGTGCTATCCCTGGCGCCGGTGGTCCGCGTGGTGGCGGAATGCGTGGTGCGCCTGGAATAGCAGGATTAGGTGCAGGTGCCGCTGGTCTACTTGACTGGTATCACGAATTACGGCGTCAACAAGGTCAGCCTCCGGGCAGTTAATGATGCTCGCAGATGATGCACAACCCCTAAAGTTAGCAGATGGTAGACTGGTTTACCCAGGTGGTCGAGTCGTTGAAGAAGTGGCTCCGCCATCTAAGCCTTCGCCTAACGATCGTATGGTTGAAATTCCTACGAATAGGGAAGCGCAAGAACTAGTCATTAATGCACGGCGTAAGCTCGCTGATTTGCCCGACGTGCCCAAGACTATGAATGCTATCTCAGTGGTATTGAGCTATTCGCTATTCGGCCTCGACAACATGGATATTGCGTTGGCAATTGGTAGCACAGAGATACAAGTAGGCAAGATTAAGGAAAGTAGCGCCTACAAGACGATGCACGAGAACGTCCTACGCTCAATACTAGATGCGGAGACCGACGTTGTTCGCGATATATTTAAGCAGCATTCTCGCACTGCCGCTAACGTGTTGGTTGATAGTCTACACAACGGTCAACGGGGTGAACGTCTATTCGCTGCGAAGGATTTTCTGGACCGTGCAGGTCATCGTCCTTCTGATATCGTGGAACATCGCCATCGAATTGATGGTGGACTTACTATAGAGATCGTTAGGAAGGATGCGAGTGACCAGCCGCCGACGATAGATATGGAGATCGAGTAATGAGCTTTGTTGCGTCAACTGGTATCTCGCCAACTGGATCGACGGGCAATAATGTATTTACATTGCCTAGAGTAGTAGACACTAGCGGCAATGCGCCATACTCAGGCAACCTGTATTCGCATATACGTATTCTGGCGCCGTCGTTACCATGCACCGTGGCATTCGACGGTGGAACTTCACGAACACTGAGTAGCACAACGGTAGGCGATATTCTCGCTATTCCAGCCGCAGCACAGATGGTTGCCATTAATATGGGCACGGGTGGATTGCTCGCTATTCAGTATGGTCGAGCTACATAGTGGCCGATAAACGCTACAGGATTGTAGAAGGTGGGATGCATGATCGGTTTCATGCGTCTAAGTCGAAGATACAATTCATTGGTGGTGGGTTCGGTAACGGTAAGACTGCGGCTAGCTGTATCAAAGCATTGCAGTTGTGTATAAAGTATCCAGGCTGTAATGGATTGATAGCACGTAGCACGTATCCCAAGCTGAATGACACGATACGTAGAGAGTTCTTGTCGTGGTGCCCTACGCACTGGATCAAGCGTAATCCTACGAAGGACGACAATACACTAATTATGCATAACGGAACTACGGTCAACTTCCGTTACGTAGCGCAGAGAGGCAAGGAGCAAGAGGATAGCAAATCGAATTTGTTGTCGGCTACATATGATTGGATAGTCGTTGACCAGTTGGAAGACCCCGAATTTAGCCATAAGGACTTCATGGACCTCATGGGTCGGTTACGCGGTAATGCCTCTTACGCTGGTGATGATCCTGATATGCCTCGTAGCGGCCCTCGTTGGTTCATTGCAACTCTCAATCCGACGCGCAATTGGTGCTATCGTGAGATAATCAAGCCGATACATGATTACAGAAATGGTATCATTAATCCCAAATTGCTATGCGAGGTTGATGCGAACGCGAAACCCATACTGGACAACGGTAGACCGCGCCCCATTGTCGATCTGTTCGAGGGATCGACGTATGAGAATGCAAGCAATCTTGGCGACGATTATATTCAGGGTATGCTTGCTACTTACACTGGCACTATGCGTGATCGGTATGTGTTCGGGATGTGGGGTGCGCTGAGTGGGTTGATCTATCCACAGTTCGAAGAACAGCGTCACGTCATCGAACATAATACGGCAGTGGAGTATCTACGCCAACTGAGGATGAGTGGTTTCGAGCCTACGTTTATCGAGGGCTACGATCATGGCCTTGCGCAACATTCTTGCTACGGCCTATTTTTTGTTGACGATGATAGTAATGTCATTCTCCTTGATGGTTTTAGGCAAGCTGAACAGACGATTGCGGTATCAGCGGCTCACATCAAGGCAATACGCGAATTGTATATGGTGGACTCTGACGAGCTTCATTCTATGTATGCTGACCCTGACTGTTTTAAGCGCAAGACTGGTGACGCTAGGACAGTAGGCCAAACGGTCGCAGCGTTGTTCGCTGATGAGGGTATCAGTATGCAGCGTGGCAATAATGATATTAATGCGGGTATTGCGAAGAACTGGCAATATCTTACGCTGCTGCCTAATCACGAGCATCCGATCAGTGGACAAAGTCCGTCGAGTTATTTCCACGTCACTGACAAATGTCAGTGGTTCATTGACGAAATTACGGAATATTACTTTAGGCGAGACACGAGTGACGACGTGACCGATCGACCTACTGATAGGAACGATCACGCGATGGATATGTGGAAATACGCAATGTCGCAGCGGCCACGATTAGCGAGATATACGGGTAAGCCTAATCAACCGCCAGCTTGGTTAGCGTGGCACGAGATAGAGCGTAGTCAGCGTGAGGGCACATTACCGAGGCACAAATGATTACACTACTTATCCAAATACTCATACTGCTACTGATCTTCGGCGTTATCTGGTATATCATAACGCTAATTCCGCTACCTCCACCGTTTGCTGTAATAGCTCAAGTGATCGTTGCGCTAATCTTGCTACTTGTATTGCTCAGCATGTTGACGGGAGTGTTCCCGTTGCATAATGGACCGTTGCTTCGATGAGAACTAACTTTGACGACATAATTCGCGAAGTGTTGGGTATGCAAAAACCCACGCCTGAAATTCAATTGGCGGGTGACGTATTACCGTTCGCTGGTGGTCGTCCTAGCGTCAATACATTGCCGTCACCTAGCGAATTGTATCTTCCTCTGTGGTCGAATGATGGATGGCCTGGGTCGCAGTGGGAACCAAGAAGCAATACGCAGAAACTCAATTCAATTATCAAGATGCCAGCAAATGATTGAGATATTATGAGCGGCACATTCCCGCCTGACGAACCATCGCCGGACTTCGAGCCGGACTCTAACGTAGACCCACTCGCTAATTCACTAGCGCAAGATGGAATGCCAGCGGACGATGTTCCGCAGAACTTACCCGTGTATAAAGTATTGCCGGGTAGCCGTATTCCTGTGTCGAGTAAGCGTGGCAAAGTATGGCAGAGTAGGAAGGATACCGGCCAGAAAGCGATGGGCGATCTAATAGATGCATGGGATGAGGCAATTCGCTACTATAACCACGATCAGAGCGACCATCGCGATGGTAGTAGCTCGCCTAATGTCAGTGGCAATAGGTTTGTAGCTCGTAGACTTAACGAAATGCATAGTAGCACCGAGAATGTCGTGTTTGCCAACACGAATGCTCAGGTGCCCGAGTTGTATGCCAAGAACCCCATCATTACCGTTACCAGTAGTCCGGGTAACGAGGATGAATATAGGCAACAGGGCAGCGAGTTCGCACGTGGCGTAGAGAAGTTGGTGAATACGCTATTCGGTATGAAGGGTGCGCCGGGAATTAACCTCAAGCCGAAAGCCAAACGCAATGTGCTGATTGCGCTACTGACGAATATGGCGTGGTTCGAGGTCGGTTACGTAAATAAGGATCAGAGTAGCGAGCAAGCGTTAGGCGATCTCCAAACTTTAAGTATGCAGTTGCAGGAAGCGGAAGATCAGGAGGATATAGAGGAAACCGAACAGAGAATTAGGGCGCTTGAGGAAAAGATAGAGTTCCTACAGCCTAGTGGTCCATTTGTTCGAGTAAGATTGCCGCATCAGGTGATTATCGACCCCGATTATAGCGATCCTTATTTGACGGATGCCGCTTGGGTCATGATCGAAGATATGCTACCGACAGAATACATAAATGCAGTGTATGGTGTCGGTGATGAAGATGAGGATGGCAAAGAGGGCAGCGAGGAAGTCAGGTCCATATTCGAGCCGACGCATATACTCGATGCAGGAGATAGCTCGAACGACGATAACTTCTCACTATTCCAGAAGGATAACAATAGTTATTCGGCGTATGGTTTCGACAATAAGGAAAGCTACGATAAGGCGAAGCGAACAAAGGTCTGGTATGTCTGGGATAAGACCACTCGCCGGCTGGAGATGTATGCTGATAACGACTGGAAGTGGCCTATATGGGTTTGGGACGATCCATACCAATTACAGAACTTCTTTCCGCTCACGCCCCTATGGTTCCATGATAATCCCGTGGCCTCTTACGCGAAAGGCGAAGTCAGTTACTATTTGGATCAGCAGGACCAAATTAACGAGATTAATGACGAGAAGCGGCGTTCACTGCTATGGGCTAGGCGCAATATATTCTTCGATCCCGAGACAGGTGTTACGCAAGAGATCGCAGATCGTATTCTCAAGGGGCCTGATGCTACGGCAACACCGATTAAGGTTCCAGAAGGTAAGAAACCAAACGAGCTTATTTTCTCTATAGTGCCGCCGAGTGCGAATTTCGCTAGCTTGTTTGACAAGAAGGACTTGTATGCGAGCATAGATAGAGTTGCTAGCACTAATGAAGTAGAGCGCGGCGGAGAGTTCAAGACCAATACGACTAATAAGGCTATCGACTACTATAGCACTATGGGCAACATGCGTATGGACATGCGCTTGGATGCTATCGAAGATGCAATTGCCGACGTTGGTTGGAAAGTGGCGCAGCTTTGTTTGAGGTTCATGGACGCGCAGACGGTGCAACAATTGATTGGCATAGATGTATCGCAGTTCTGGCATCCGCTCAACTCGTTGCATGATTTCGCCAAGCTGAGTGTAACGGTAGTTGGTGGTAGCACGCAGAAGGTTAGCAGTCAGGCGAAGAAGCAAGAGGCAGTGCAAGTCGGTCAGATATTGAGTCAGTATGTTAAGGCAGCGCCCGCTACGACACTCAAAGTAACGTTACGCATGTTCAGTAATGCATTCGATAATATGAACATAACGAAAGAGGACTGGGCGGGTATTGACGCCGAGATAGAGAAAACATTGTTAGCCGGGCAAGGTGGTGCTCCGGGTATGCAGCCGGGTGGCGGACAACCAGGGCAACCGCCTGCACCGCCGCCAGGACAACCCGGTATTCCCCCCGGTGGTCCTGGCGGCGGACCAAATCCTATGCAAATGGCATCGCTAGTTACCAATGTATTAGAGCAACTACCGCCACAAGTGCTTAGGGCAATTGGTGTGGCGTTAGCGCAAGGTGCTCCGCCGCAAGCTATATTACAGCAAATGATGCAAGCAGTAGGTGGCGGAGGGCAGGGTGCTCCACCGCCGCAAGGACCACAAGCACCAGTGATGCGCCCACCGGGAATGATACAATGAGCGGAACAGAAGACAGCATACTCAGCAATATCCCTGATCTAGATAGCGATAGTGGCGGCGGAGGTAGCGATGTTGGCTCGCAAGGGTCGCAAACGTCGGATGGCGGTGGACATAGTAGTGCGGCACCGTCGCAATCAGTGGATGGAAGAAGTGGCGGCGGCAATACTGGCGACCAAACGCAGCCGGTTATTAGACGTAGACATGACGGCCTCGAAGAAAGGCCAAATCCAGAAAATCCTAATACCCGAGACCTCGTTGACCCGGTAACTGGTAGAATAGTTGCAAAGGGTGGTATCGAGCGTCGAGTATTTGAGGAAGGTCAACGACATAGTAGAGAAAATCAAACACTGCGACAACAGTTGCAGGCAGCGACGCAGCAGCTACAGGGACATAGCGAAGTTTCACGTGTTGCTACCGAGTTGGCATTGCCGGCTGAGTCGCAAGTTGTCGCTATGCGTGTCATGGCTGACTTCATGCGTGATCCAGTCAAGACATTGGAGATGTTGGTAGCCGAGGTAAAGAGTAAGGGCTATCAGATACCGTTCCTTGAGCAAGGCGTAACTCCGGGAATGGATTTGAACGCGATCCAAAGGATGATTGACGCGAAGATGGCGCCAATTACACAGAGGGCGCAGTTGGAGCAACAACAGCAACAGGAACGTGCCAACGCCCAACGTATTCTCGACGGTTTCCTCTCGACACATCCCGAGGCAGAGATTAATCTAGGAACACTTGCACAGATGATGCAAGCTCAGCCTGGATTGAGTATCCACGACGCTTATGTGAAGATGGCTACATGGAGTGTAAGTAACGGCCTCGATCATACGCAGCCACTCGAAGCTCAAATACAAGCATTACAAGATAATCCGCAGCAGTCTCAGCAGACTAACCAAGTGATGCCGCCAGTTAATCGCCGTCCGCTACCGAATGGTAGAAGTGCTCAAGGTAACGGCACGCAAGGCGTCGATGCAACTAGGCAGTTCAACGAAAATACTTCATGGAGTGACATAATCCGTCATTCTATGGAGGAAAGTGGTTTAACCCTGAGATAACATTATGTTGCGGAGAACAAGGAAATGCCAGTCGGCACAATAGTTCCTATTAACACCGTGCTGAATAGCACGTTGACGAAATCACGCAAGAAGCTCGTTATGGCGAGCATCAAGTCTAATGCACTCATGGCGTGGGTGTTTAGCAACGACAGAGTAGAGTATGAGGATGGTGGTTACAACATCACCAATCCATTGACAGTTGGCCGCAATCCGAACGTGGCTAGCTATCGTTACTACCAGTCGTTGCCCGTTAACCAAACGGACGAGTTCGACACCGTAGAATACGGCTATTCACGTGTTGCTGGCACTGTGATTATCAGTGACCAGGAGCAAGACGAGAATATGGGCGCCGCTCAGATATTCAAACTCATGAAAGAGAAGATGAATGTCTTGGAGGAAAGCATCAAGGAGAAGTTTAGTCAGTATCTATATGCTGTCGGTGGTGGGACTGACCCTCTTGGTTTGGGTAGTCTTATACCTACTAATCCTACAACTGGAACTCTCGGCGGCATCAATCGAGCCACACAGACACAGTGGCGCACATCTGCCTACGTATTTAACGGAGCGATAGATAGCACGAATATCGAGGAAGTATTCGATGACGTGCTCATGGACCTTACGCTCAAGGGAGACAGGCCGACGATTATTCTCGTTGGCCGTAATATCTATCGCACATATCGTCAGGCTGTGAGAGACAAGCTGACAATTCCGTTGTCTGAGGGTAAGTCTGGCAAACGTATGTTCGACTTGGGCTTCGAAGGTTGCTATCACAACGGCATCCCCATCATGTATGACGAAGATTGTCCCGTTAACTACGCCTATTTTATCAACGATACATATCTGCGTCTGCACATGCTCCGTAGCGTCAATATGAAAGTGAAAGAGCTAGTGGCGCCGTGGAATACCGACGCGGTAGGTAGCCGAGTGGTATGGCAAGGTCAGTGGTGTTTGTGGAGAGCGTTCCGTACACATGGCGTAGTTACGAATTAGGGAGGTAACGATGCCAAAGAATGACGTAGAAGAAATCTTGTCAGCAACGGCTGATTTCCTAGAGAGCGCCATCACCGATGATCCCGATACGCAATCCGAAATCGGGCGACTGGTTGCATTGGGTCAGAAGCCACATGTAACTCGCTTGCTGAACTCGGTAGAGGGTGCTTCCGCTACTATAATTATAGAGAAACTGTGATGCCACTCGATCCCAAGCCTGAATTTCAGGCAGAGAAAGTAACGGGTAAATTCCGTCGCCAAGTCACCGATATCACCGAGGACGTGAAGATCGTCAACGGTGCGAATGGCGAGCGTAAGATTATCACTCGGAAGATGGCACAGCGGTGGGAGGAATTCGACGACGGATACTTTGTCTACTTCCCACAAGGACACTCGATATTCGTTGCGGCTGACGACACAGAACAGCTACAACGTATCGGCGTTCTACAAGAGCCGCGTCTAGTGGATATGGAGACTGGCGAAGTCATACCAGACCATTATTCACTAAGTCCGAAAGAGATAGTCGAGCGCAAAACACGTAACCGGCCCCGTCCGATGACAGGCGGAATTGCCGAAGCTCTAGAAGGATAACACGTCATGCCTAACGTAATGACCAATCCATCATTCTTTCCTATTCGTGTAAACGAGTATGTGCCTGCTATGCAATATAGCAGTGACGTAAACTACAATGGCGCAACTCGCATTTCATTCGGCACGCCGGTTGTCGCTAATGCTACGTTGATTGCTACGGCGCTCAGTGTAGCAGCAGCGGCGACATTCGACTTGACTAATGTAGCGCAGTTTCCCGAGACGTATGGTCGCAATATCTCGGTCATTGCGAGTGGTGCCGCTACGTCGCCAGTCGTCATCAATGGATGGGACTATCTCGGTCAGCCTATCAGCGAGTCGTTTACGCTAGCTGGTGCAGTTGCCGTCGCTGGTAACAAGGCATTCAAGACGATCAGAAATATGGTCGTTACCACAACGACAGCTGCAACTACTGTTAACGTCGGTAGCGGTGCGAAATTCGGTCTACCATATAGAGCTATCAGGTGTCAGTTCGAGGTAGCGAATGGTGTTCTTGCTGCGGCTGGAACATTGCAAGCTGCTAGTTTGGTTGATCCAGCAACCGCTGTAACGACCGACCCTCGTGGTATGTATACGCCAACGACAACGCCAAACGGCACGACTGCCATTGATGCTACATTCGATTTCATTAACGATGTTAATGCAGCAGGTCGCGGTGGGCTGATGGGACTCCCACACTTCGCGAGCTAACTCTATGGGCACCGCTATTGAGGTCGTTTCCTCCCTCCCGATGGTAGCGGTGCCTACTTTCTCAGAGTATAGCAATGCAAACGACCGTTCAAGATATTGTATCTGACGTAATTACCGAGTTGTCGCAGGTTCCTGGCGTAGCGACACAGCTATATAGTGCGGGCATCATCCGTCAATTCGTGCAGGACGCTTTCCTGATGGAATTTGAGGATATGTGGTGGCCCGACTACATGACCTATTTCACGGTCGCGTTAGACGGCACTACGGGACGCATATCGAGCGATTTGATAGGACCACTTGGACCTATTAGTGAGTATGGTGACATAGCGTTTGTGTGGCCCGAGGGAGATAATCGACGGTTACAGGAATTGCCACCGGGCATCAATCCGACAACGTTAACTGGCGGTGGATTGAGGTTCATTTCGCCAGATTACACGACGGCTAATCGACCGTTGCGAGCGTGGCCTAGTGAGTCAGCCGGTAACATAGTCATATGGGCACGGCAGCGACCGAAGTTGCCATTAGCTGAGGCTGACACCGTTAATCTAGATAGGCTGCTGCTAACGTATGGCGCAGCGTGGATGTATTGCGTCGATGACGGCACCGTTCCCGCACAGGTGACTAAGTATGAGATGCTAGCCGTAAAGAGAAGGGTGCAGGTTAAGTCTCGCTATGCTCAGCAACCGTTGCCGCTCGATGCTCGACAGTCGCAGATACCGGGCGAATGGTGGATGGTGCCCTAGTGTATCGCAAACACGCATCGGCTGATCCACGCGGTAAACAGCCGCAGTCTAATTTGGTGACGACGACGGTGCGGAGCTTCGAGGGTGGTCTGAACGTCGCCGATACCGACCTCAATATGAAGCCTACATATGCCAAGATATTAGATAATATCGAGCGTGGTCTAGATGGCGCCTTGAGTGTGCGACACGGAACACGTTTACGGGCACGGTTGCAGGTAGGCGGCGACGTTAGCGATATAGTGAACTGTGTATACTTCAATCAGTTTATTATAGCAGTGCAAAAGAGTGGCCTGATTACGAAGTCAGATGGCGCTGGTGTCGTGACCGCTAT